ATATACTTCTTTTGATTATTCAAAAGAAGTAAAACTTGTAGATGACAATAGACTTACAGATATTATTGACATAAGACCGAAAACTTCCTCATATTCTGTATCCGAGGGATCTAGATCCCCGTTAGAATTCTATGGTAGAGTTTTTAATGGATCCGGAAATTCGGCAGCAAATATTTTAGCTTCTGACGAAGATATCATTACTACCTTCTCATATTATCTTGGAAGAATTGATAGTGTATTCATAAGCAAAACTGGAAAAATACAGGTAAAATATGGAACTCCAAGTGATTCTCCAGAAAAACCAGTATCTGTAGATGATTCTCTTGAAATTGCCACAATAACTTTACCACCATACCTTTATAATACAAAATCAGCTTCTGTTCAATTCTTGGATCATAAGAGATATCGAATGATAGATATCGAAAAACTTGAAAAGAGAATTAAAAATCTAGAATACTATACCTCCTTGTCAATGTTGGAGACAAATACTGCAAATCTATTTGTTGCAGATGCAGAAGGTCTCAATAGATTCAAGTCTGGATTCTTTGTCGATAACTTCACTTCATTAAAACCACAAGAGACATCTGTTTTTTATAAAAATAGTTTAGACGCCAGAAATAAAGAGTTAAAACCATCGCACTACACAAATTCTATAGATTTAACTCCTGGCCCAGTTGTTGGAGTAAATGTAGATGAAGATTTATCATTTACTCCTCTTGAAGGTATTAATGTCAGAAAAAATTCCGATGTTATAACACTAGATTATGCTGAAGTTGAATGGTTAAATCAACCATTTGCAACTAGAACGGAAAGTGTAACTCCTTTCCTCATAAGTTTTTGGCAAGCAACTCTAGAGCTCACACCTTCCTCAGATACGTGGATTGATACAACTAGACTTGAACCAAAAATTATTGCTGCAGAAGGCAACTATGCAGAGACAATGGCAAATGCTGTAAGAGATCTAAATGTAGATCCTCAAACCGGATTTGCTCCGACTATTTGGAATGCTTGGGAAGATAATTGGACTGGAAGGGATGTAATTACTTCCACAAGAACCAGAACCACTACCACTGGACCTGGAGCAGGTGGAAGAAGAAGAATTTGGGAAAATGGAGTTTTCCAAGGAGGACAAGCAGGAAGGCCAACGACAGCATGGAATACTACAAGCGTAATTGAAGATACTCTCCAAGAAGTTAGAGATACTGGAGTTTCTACTAGAACTGGGGTAAGAGCTGTTGTTACTGAACAATTTGATGAAACTTCAGTTGGCGATAGAGTCGTAAGTAGAAATCTAGTCGCAAACATGAGATCTAGGAACATTCAATTTGTTTCTAAAAAATTAAAACCACTTACACAAGTTTATGCATTTTTTGATGGGGTAGATGTAACTAAGTATTGTGTTCCAAAACTTGTTGAAATTTCAATGATTTCTGGCGTTTTTGAAGTTGGAGAAAGGGTAGTAGGTAGAGTACAAAACACGGGTTTAAATCCAGATCTAGGTCAAGATAGAGCTTCTATCACATTTAGAGTTGCACAATCAAATCATAGAGAAGGTCCATACAATGCTCCAACTGTAACATATCCTTTCAACCCATATACTGGACAAGTTCTACAAACTTCATATTCTTCAACTTCTGATATTATTAATGTTGATACATTCTCACTCTCAGATCAACCTCAAGGAGATTATAGTGGTTGGGTAGAAAGTGGAATGATTCTTGTTGGTGAGACAAGTGGTGCTCAAGCAACTATTAGTAATGTAAGATTGTTCTCAGATATTGCTGCAAACTTAATCGGAAGTTTCTATATTCCCAACCCAAATAGTAGAATTCATCCTAGGTTTGAAGCCGGAACAAAGACATTTACTTTAGTAAACAGTGAGACTAATGATCAAAATAATGCTACAACAATTGCAGAAGAATCATATTCTTCTAGTGGAACTCTAGAAACTGTTCAGGAAAATATTATTTCAGTTAGAAATGCTAGAATTGAGAACAAGCAAGAGTTTGAAGAGAGATCTATAGCAAGAACCACTGGAACGCAAGTGGTTGCAAGTAGAGTTATTAGTAGTCAATCAAGTCCAGTTGTTATTCAGTGGTACGATCCACTTGCACAATCATTCTTAGTTGATGACGAATCTGGAGTATTCTTAACTCGCTGCGATGTATTCTTCAGCAGCAAAGACGATATGGATGTCCCATTGACATTCCAACTTAGAACTATGAAGAATGGGTATCCAACTCAAAAGATTCTCCCATTCTCTGAAGTAATTTTAGAACCTTCTCAAATTAATACTTCTTCAGACGGATCAGTACCAACTTCTATTCAATTTAAAGCACCTGTTTATCTAGAAGGTGGTGGTGAATATGCAATATGCTTAGCATCACTATCAACAAAGTATAGTGTATTTATTTCCAGAGTTGGTGAAAATGACATTCTTTCCCAATCATTTATTTCAAACCAACCATACTTAGGATCTCTATTCAAGTCACAAAATGCTTCTACTTGGGAAGCAAGTCAGTGGGAAGATTTGAAATTTATTTTATACAGAGCAGACTTTATAGAATCTGGAAGTGTTGAATTTTATAATCCACAACTATCAGAGGGTAATGGACAAATTCCAAAACTAATGCCAAACTCTCTTGAAATGTCTTCTAGACGAGTTAGAGTTTCTTTAGCTTCTACTCTATATGATTCAGACTTGACTCTTGGAAATACAGTTCTTCAACAAAACACGAATGCTTCTGGAAATTATGTCGGTGCTGCTGGAAGTGCAACAGGAACTCTTGGAATTATAAATGCGGGAATTGGATATACTCCAAGTAGTGGAAGTTTGACTATAAACAATGTTGGACTAACCACTGTTACTGGAAGTGGAAAGAACGCAACCGCAAACATCAGTATATCCAATGGAGTGGCTGTGGCTGCTACGATTACAAGTGGTGGAACAGGATATCAAATTGGTGACGTTGTAAGTATAGATTCTTTTGGATCTATCCCTTCTGGAAGAAACATTAGATTCTCAATAACTTCAATCGCAAGTACTAATCAAATTATTTTGGACAATGTTCAGGGTGATTTCTCAGTTGGTGCTGCAGGAACTCTTCAGTATGTAAAGAATACTGGAATTACAACAATTATGAATTTTGATATTGGTGGAGGATTAGTTCCCAATAATATAGAAACCATAACAGATGGTTTACACGTAATTGTAAATCACAAAAATCATGGAATGTATTCCTCAAACAATTTAGTTAATATAAATGGTGTTCAGTCAGATATAAATCCAACAAAACTGACTGTTGCATATAATTCAGACTCTACAGGTGCTATTAGTGTAGATAATTCTGAGCAATTTACAACCTTTGAGAATGTTGGTGTTGGAACAACAAATCCAGGATATCTGTTAATTGGAGACGAGGTTATAGAATATACTTCCGTTTCAACAGGATCTATTGGTGGAGAAATTGTAAGGGGTCTTTCTCCAAAGAATTATCCTTCAGGAACTCCAGTTTACAAGTATGAGTTGAATGGTATTTCTCTTAAGAGAATTAATAAAACTCACAATTTAGATAATGTCACATTATCAGATTCGATCAACTTTGACTCATATAATATTAAAATTGATACAAGTTCTGATGGAATTGATAGATCTACAGGGACAAGTTATCCAAAACTATATGCAAATGAAACAAAGTCTACTGGTGGATATAATATTAGAGCTACTCAGAACATCCCATATGAAATAATAACGCCATTAGTTCAAAATGTTACTGTTAAGGGTACAAATATTACCGCTTCCATAAGAAGTGTTACTGGAGTTAGTATGAGTGGAAATGAGGTTCCTTTCGTAGATAATGGCACTGAAGTTTTGGCTATTAATAAACCAAATTATCTAGAGACTCCAAGATTAATAGCCTCTAGAGTAAATGAGTTGGATAAACTTGGTAATCTACCAGGAAATAGATCTCTGAATATGTCTATACAGTTAGACACTACTGATTCTAGACTATCTCCAGTGATAGATAACCAAAGAGTCAGTGCAATCTTCACTTCAAATAGAGTCAACTCTATTATAACAGACTATAAAGAGGATAATAGAGTAAATAGTATAACTGAAGATCCAACTGCTTTCCAATATCTTTCTAAAGAAATTAATCTAGAAAGTGGAGCAACTTCACTTAAAGTTCTAGTTAATGCACATATAAACAAATATTGTGACATTAGAGCCTTCTATGCTATAAGTCAAAATGAAAGATTTGATCCTATATTTACACCATTCCCAGGTTGGAATAATTTAGATGATAAAAAGCAAGTTATCAACCCTGAAGATAGTGAAGGATTATCTGATGCATATATTCCAGTTTCCGAAAATCTTGGATTTGCAGGAGAATCTGTTGAGTTTAGTGAATATTCATTTACAGCAGATCAACTACCTTCATTTAGATCATATAGAATAAAATTAATTATGACTTCAACTAATCAAGTTTATGTACCAAGAATTGCAGAATTGAGAGTAATTGCTTTAGCTTGATATGAATAAAAATTATCTGAAAGTTGAGGGTCACAATAATTTATTACGTGACCCACAGACAAACTCTATAGTCAATACAAATATGTCAGAGTATGAACAGTATCTAGCAAGAAGGAAATCAAAAAATGAAGAGAATCAAAAGGTACAGAACTTAGAAGGTGAACTCGCTAATATAAAAGAAGATATTGATGAGATCAAAAATTTACTCAGGAGTTTTATAAATGGATCCAAATGACATAACACTGGAAGATCTTGGGAAAAGTTTTGAATATTTTAAAGCTTGTACTGAAATAGACTCTATAGAAGAAGTTGAAGATTTAAGACAGATTGCTAAAGCATATATGAAATTATATTTGAAGCAGCAAGAAGTTGTTAAAGATTTGATAAAAATTTGAACCCTAAATATTTCTAAGAGGTAGAAAAGTAATGGCACAACCATCTACTAGGCAAGAATTAATTGATTATTGCAAAAGAAAATTAGGTGCTCCGGTATTAGAGATCAATGTTGCCGATGAGCAAATTGAAGATCTAGTAGATGACGCTGTTCAATTTTTCCAAGAGAGACATTTTGACGGGGTATATCAAACTTTTTACAAATATAAGATAACTCAGAGTGATATTGATAGAGGAAGAGCTCCGATATCAGATAATAGAGTTGGTATTGCAACTACAACAGCGACTGCAAATATTCCAGGAATTGGTTCTACTACATTCAGTTTTTACGAAAATAGTAATTATTTACAGGTTCCGCCAAATGTAATGGGTATTACTAAGGTATTTCATTATGATGGGACTAACACTATAACAAATAATATGTTTAGTGTAAAGTATCAACTTTTTCTCAATGACGTTTATTATTGGGGTGCGACTGAAATCCTTAGTTATGCAATGGTAAAAACTTACTTAGAAGATCTAGAGTTTTTGCTAACAACTCAGAAACAAATAAGATTTAACAAAAGGCAAGATAGACTTTACTTAGATATTGATTGGGGAGCAGTAAGTCCTGATCAATATCTAATTATTGATTGCTATTCAACTCTAGATCCAAATGATTACTCTAGAGTTTGGAATGATTCTTTCTTAAAACAATATCTAACTTCATTGATAAAAAGGCAGTGGGGTCAAAATATGATGAAATTTACTGGAGTTAAACTTCCTGGTGGAGTTGAACTGAATGGTAGACAAATGTACGATGATGCCCAAAAAGAAATTGATATGATAATGGAAAAAATGTCTAATACTTATGAATTACCACCATTAGACATGATAGGTTGAGGTAAATAAAAATGCTCAATCCTTTTTTTCTACAAGGTTCAGAAACAGAACAAGGTCTAATACAAGACCTCATAAACGAACAACTTAGAATGTATGGGGTTGAAGTTTATTATCTTCCTAGAAAGTACGTATCAGAAAAAACTGTAATTAAAGAAGTCATAGAATCTAAGTTTGATTCAGCTTTACCAATAGAAGCATACTTAGAAAACTTTGAAGGATATGGAGACAATACGACTATTCTATCAAAGTTTGGTATACAATCCCAACAGGAAATAAAACTTACTATATCTAAAGAGAGATTTGAGAACTATATTTCACCATTAATTAAAAATTTAACAAATATAAAATTATCAACTAGACCAAAAGAAGGTGATTTAATATATTTTCCATATGGAGATAGATTATTTGAAATTAAATTTGTCGAACATGAGCAACCATTCTATCAACTAAGAAAAACATACGTATATACTTTACAGTGTGAGTTGTTCAGATATGAAGATGAAATTATTGATACTACTGTGGAAGAAATAGATGATACATTAGAAGGAATAGAAGGTGCAGATGGAGATCAAATTTTTGTTGGAAGAACACAAACTCTGACTTTAATAGGAGCTGGGCAGACTGCTACCGCTACAGCTACCATTGCAAATGGTGGAATTAGATTCATTACAGTTACAAACAGGGGTGGTGGATATACTTCAACTCCTACTGTGGCAATATCTTCTGCTCCCTCTGGAGGAGTAACTGGTATTGCTACTGCAGTTATGATTGGAGGTATAGTCGTATGTAATGATAATTTAAACCCAACTGCTAGATCCGTTCAAAATGTAGATATTATAAATGCTGGATCTGGATATACTTCAACACCTGGAGTTAGATTTATTGGTGGTGGTGGCGCCGGCGCAGCTGCAACTGCAACTATTGGGGATGGTGTTGTTAATATAGTAACATTAACATCTACTGGATCTGGATACTCAACATCTCCAACGATTACTTTCACTGGAATATCTACAGTTTCTGCGGCAGCAACGGCAATAGTAAGTGCTGCAGGATCAATCACAGCAATAAGATTAACAAATACTGGACTAGGATATACAGAAGCTCCAACAATAACAATATCTTCGCCATATAGTTCTGGAATAGGAACATTTGCATTTAAAGAAACAGTAACTGGAAGTACAAGTGGAGCTACTGCTATAGTAAGAGACTGGAATATTAATACAAATGAATTAAAGATATCTAATGTTTCGGGTTCATTTATTTCTGGAGAAACGGTGGTAGGATCCGCTTCTAGTGCTTCATATCAAATCAGAGTCGTCGATACAGATGTTACTAATGACGGATATGCAGATAATACTGATATAGAAACAGAAGCAGATTCTATAATTGATTTTAGTGAAACCAATCCATTTGGAATGCCATAAATATTATTTAATTGTAACAATTCAAACCTAATAAGGGAACTGGTAAAATGTTTGAATATTTTTATAACGAAATATTGAGGAAAACTGTGGTTTCTTTTGGATCACTGTTTAACAATATTTTAATTAAACACACGGATCAATCTGATAATGTTATTGATCAGTTAAAAGTTCCTTTAGCATACGGTCCAATTCAGAAGTTTCTGGCTAGATTAGAGCAAACTCCAGATCTAAACACTTCAGTTCAAATGACTCTTCCAAGAATGTCATTTGAATTTACTGGACTGACATATGATCCCAGTAGAAAAGTAACAACTACTCAAACCTTTACTGCCGGATTAAAAGAAGACGGAACAGAGATAAAAAAGGTTTATATGCCTGTTCCATATAATCTTAACTTTGAATTGAATATAATGTCAAAGTTGAATGATGATGCATTACAAATAGTAGAGCAGATATTACCTTATTTTCAACCTTCATATAATCTTTCTATAGAATTAGTAAGTAGTATTGGCGAAAAAAGAGACGTTCCTGTAGTTTTAGAAAATGTTACCTTTCAGGACGACTACGAGGGAAACTTTACCACTAGAAGAGTTTTAATTTATACTCTTAGATTTACTGTAAAAACTTACCTATTTGGACCAACAACTTCCGCAACGAAGGATATTATCAAAAAGGCTACTCTCAGTTATATTGCTGGAGATACTACTGCAAATCCTACCAGAGAAGTTGTATTCTCAGCAGAACCAAGAGCAATCAAAAATTATACTGGTGTTGTAATAACAAATCTAACAAAAGATATTACTACTGAAGATACCTTAATAACAGTGAATGATGCCAGTTCTATTTCGACTAAGACTTATTTGGATATTGAGGGTGAAGAAGTTTATGTAAGATTAAAGTCTGGAAATGTGTTAACTGTTGAAAGAGGTAAAGATGGAACTACAATAACCTCACACTTATCTGGAGCAGAAGTTAAATCAATAACAACTTCAGATAATACATTAATTGAAGAGGGCGACGATTTTGGATTTAGTGGAACTACGGTATGAAGATGACAAAAAAATTCGATAAATTAAATGAAACTTTTAACGTAT